CCTAACACGTCATTCCAGGCGACGGCCTACGGCCGCGCCTGAATTCCAGCGTTGTCAGGGGCGGCAAGCTTGCTGCACACGCCCATCCAGCAGTTGCAGTTCGGGTGCGTGCATTGGTTCGTCTTCCATACGTCCGCCTGTTGTATCTCAAGGCCGTGCAGCGCAGCATCAATCCGCTCCCTAGCGTCATTCAACAGCGCGGCCAGTTGCGCGGCGTGCTCGTCGCTGTGCGCCACCAATTCTACGTTGCCCGCTTCCGGGTTGTTCGCGTCGGTGTTGTTCCACAGGTAGGCGCACAGTTCTTGCGCGCTGCGCAGGGCTTCGGTCACTTCGTCATTCATCGCGTTCTCCCACGGTGATGCCTAACTGTCGGTTCAAGCGGACGCCGTGCCGGCGCCGCTGACTTTTGCGATAACCTGCCATAGCATCCCGTCAACTACCTGGTCTTCGTAAGCTGTGTTGCTTTCAATTTCCGGGTCAATAAAGCTTTCGACCACCTTCGCGCACGCTTCGCGCTCGGCAAAGACTTCGGATTCAATCCTGCGAAGCTCAGAACGCAGCCATCCCGTCCGCCCACGCCGCTGCCACTCTGCAGCCTCGGCCGGCGTGACGTTGGCCACGATTCGGACCGAGGCTACTTCTGCCTGGGGCTTTGGTTTGGCGCCGGAGTTGGGGCGGTAGCCGCCTCGTTTAGTGGTCATGGCAATTTTCCTTTTGGGCCCGCCCACACTCCTGACCGGACCTTGTTGATCTGCCAATCTCCGCGCCACCAGACGTATGCGCGGAAGGCCATACCGCAGCGCAGAACTCTTGATTCTCTGTCGCGCTGGTCGATTCTAACGTTCATCTCGTTATCCTGTCTGTTGCGCTGGCCCCTTTGGGGGCCAGGGTGGTTGGTCTTTTATTCGGCAACCTCATATCCAGATTTGATCAGGATTGATGCTTCTCGATTTGTTGCGGGCAGCCAATAGCGTCCGTCATCGCCAAGCAGCACCGGAACACAGTAAACGCGCCGGTCTGATGCGCTTTGTGCGCTTGCGAGGGTGTTGTAGCGCATTGTTGTCTGAAGCGCTTGCTGTGTTCTTTTGGTCATCTCGTTCCCCTGTGTTTGTTGATCGAATGATTACATTGTACATGACTGTACAGGATAGTCAATAGGTGTGGGAGATTTTTTTCGATGGGGAAAGTCTAATGACATGGCCTTAGATGTGCTTAGACTTGCTTAGATGAGCTTATCGGTACTTAGCGGTCCTTGGAGGCCATTAGCGGACCAAACATCGCAACAGATCATTGTTTGAAGCTATCGCCAAGCATGGCATTATTGATGTAGTCAATAGTCTGGGCCTTGTGTATGGATTGCTGCAGCCTGATCGGTCAAATGATGATTGCCTCTGGAATGGTCCGTCCGGTCAGAGAGGTTCGGCTTTCTCCGATACCGCGCCGAGTGCTCGATTACCTGCGCAGCGATGCGAGCAAGAGCAGGAGACAGCAGGACATACGGCGCGAACTGGGGTTGAGACATCCAACAGCTTGTTGGGCGCTGATGATGCTGCGACGCGATGGATTGGTACATATCGAGGGAGGGAAGATGAAAAATCCACGTTATTTTTTGTATAGGGCGGCTTGATGCCATCGATAAAACCTGTTAAGGAGATAACTCCGCAGATTGAAAAGTTTGCGAATAACGTTGCGCACGGCATGACATATTCAAATGCCTTGCGAGACGCATATCCTGACAGTGCGCCAGAATGGAGCCCTAGTTACACATGGAGCAGGGCAAGCGAACTGCGCGGCGATCCCAAGGTGTTGGCTAGGATTGACGAACTGAAGGCACAGGTCGCGAAATTGGGCCTCTGGTCGCGCGAGCAGTCGGCCAGGGCGCTGATTGATGTGATCGAGACATCTGACAAAAAGTCGGATGTCGTTGCGGCAATTAAGGCGCTCAACGAGATGAGCGGATACAACGCTCCAACCAAACTTGAGCACACCGGACTGCTGAACAACATCACCGTTCACCTGGTTGAGTCGCCAAATGCCGGCAGTTGATCACCCGGCAAAGCTTGGATTCCTGTTTCATCCTCACAGATACAAAGTAGCCCACGGTGGCCGAGGCAGCGCCAAGTCGTGGGGATTCGCGCGCGCACTGATCATCCATGCGGCGCAGGGAAAGCAGCGCATTCTCTGTGCTCGCGAAGTGCAGAAATCAATCAAAGACTCAGTCCACAAGCTTTTGAGCGATCAAATCCAACTGCTTAATGCGGGAGCGCATTTTCAGGTGCTTGATACAGAGATTCGAGGGATTAACGGATCAGAGTTTATCTTCGCCGGATTGAGCGGCCAAACAGTCGAATCCATAAAATCATACGAGGGCATTGATAAGGTATGGGTTGAAGAAGGTCAAGTAGTCTCAAAACGGTCATGGGATATATTGATTCCGACCATTCGGAAAGATGGTAGCGAGATATGGGTGACTCTAAACCCTGAGCTTGATACTGACGACACCTATACCAGATTCGTATTATCTCCGCCGCCTGGTTCTGTCGTTGTACAAATGAACTGGCGAGATAATCCGTGGTTCCCTTCTGTGCTGGAGTCAGAGCGACAGCATTGCATGGTCACGAACAAAGAGGATTACCAGACCATTTGGGAAGGAAAGTGCCGGCTTGCGCTGAAAGGGGCGATCTACGCCGAAGAGGTTGCAAAAGCCATCCAGGACGGCCGCGTGTGCTCGGTGGCGTATGACCCGAGGCTCAAGGTTCATACTGTTTGGGATCTCGGTTGGAATGATGCCATGACCATTATCATGTGCCAGCGCATTCGCAGCGAGATAAGGGTCATTGACTATATCGAAGAGTCGCACAAGACGATTGACTGGTACGCCGGAGAATTGGCGCAACGCAGGTTCAATTGGGGTTTTGACTGGTTGCCGCACGACGGGAACACAAAGGATTTCAAGACCGGCAAAAGCACAGCAGAAATACTCAAGAGCTTTGGTCGTCGCGTCAAAATCACTCCGAACATTCCAGTAGAGTCAGGAATCAAGGCCGGCAGGATGGTGTTGCATCAGGCCGCTTTCGACAAACAGAAAGCTGCGCGCCTTGTTGAGTGCCTGAAGCGATATAAGCGTTCGATCAGCACAACGACCAATGAGCCAGGATCGCCAGTGCATGACGAGTACAGCCACGGCGCCGACGCTTGGCGTTATCTAGCTATCAACGCAGACAAAATGCAGAATTCCGACGAGAGGCCGCCTGTAGCGGTTGAATGGCAATCTCTCGACTCAGAGATAGGGTACTAGGATGGACATGCAAGCCACACAACAATTCGGCCCTGAAGAAGTTCAAGAACCAAACCGCTCGAACTTCCTCACGACGCTACTCGGCAAGCGCAAAGACGCCATTTCAGCCAGGTCAGCATCAGGCATTGAGGAAGAGTGGACCGAGGACGAGGAGCATTATCAGGGTATTGACGACGCAAATCGGATGTACGCGGCGACGACATCAGGCCATGCAAAACGGTGGGCGACCAATGACCGTGCGGATAATGCTCAAGCTAATCGGTCGGTCGTTTTTTTGAATATCACAGCTCCGTATGTCGACAGCGCGTCAGCCAATGTAGCCGAGAAGCTGTTACCGACTGACGACCGTTCGTGGGAAATCAAGCCAACGCCGGTTACAACGGCCATGCGGCTAGCTTATGGCCAAGCCGGCATCGACACAACCGCGCTCGAACAGATGATTGCCGACGACAAGCAGCGCGCCGAGGCGATGCAGCAGGAGATTGACGACCATCTTGTTGAGTCAAACTGGCATGGCGAGGTACGCCAGATCATCGAGGACGCGGCGCGTATCGGTACGGGCGTGCTCAAAGGCCCATTTCCGCGCAAGGTTAGCAGCTCTCTGTCTCGCGTCGATCCGGCGACAGGCGCCAAGGCCATCGTCAAGGTCAGCGAAACAAAGCCGGCGACCAAACGCGTGGACCCGTGGCTATTCTGGCCAGACGGCGGCTGCGGGGAAAACGTACAGCATGGCTCGTACTGTTGGGAGCTGGAGTACATCTCACAGCGGCAGCTGATCGAGCTGATCGACATGCCAGGCTATGACCGGCAGGCCATCATCGCAGCCGTGCGAGAGGGGCC